GCAGAAACTGTTTCACACAATCCTAATGCATAATATAACCAAGTTGGTTGGTGACAAATAAAAGCGAGATTACCACCCGAAGCAGTTTCTATACCTTTATATTGATAACTATAATTTCTAGTCCCACCTAATTGTAGATTCATTTGTTTCATTTCTACTTCTATATTAGGGAATGTAGCAGTTTCAACTAACCCTAACCAGTTATCGGCATGTAGTCTAGTCTTACCTGTTCCAGCATCATCTGAATCTGGAGCAGGACAAGGTGCGCCATAACCTCTCAAAACAAATTCATCATCAGCAGCAACAACGGCCGCACCAGTAGCGGGAGTAATGGTAAAGGTATCGTGGTCGTTAGCAGTAACTGTATGTGAAGAAGTATAAGTGCCAGCATCATACCAATCTATAGTACAACCAATATACATATCCTTTACTAATTGGAATGAAAGTGCGTGGGTAGTTTCCATTTGTATTTGTGTAGTACTTGTTCCTTGCGCCCTAAAGAAAAAATCTACTTCTGGAACGAATGCTAAATTAGCCCCACTACCTAAAAATATTTCGCTGTTTGATACTCCCATAATTTTTCACCTTTTATTTATTTACACAGAGATAGAGAATTTCTTCATTGTAACACTTACTTTATAACCCAATAATCTTTTTGCTTTATTATTAGATTCAGTTCTTCCTCCTAAATGTATTTGGTGCATTTTTAATGAGTCACTACCTATAGTTACTGTTGCACCTTTCCTCTGTGATTCAAGCGTATATCTGAGTGACTTATAAATTGATTCTAATCTATGATGAGAATACATGTTATCAGCCGCTCTTGTGTCTCCTCCGCTAATAGTCCGTATGTGACAAGTTATATTATATGTTTCATTGCGAACATCCCAGCCAATAGTTGGATAACTTATATCTTGTCCATCTTCATAAATAATAATTAAATCTGAAGAGGTTGCTCCGCCAATAGCAGGACTAGTTTGATTCAATAAACTATATTGTCTAGCCTGACCTCTACTAACTTTACCAGATGAACCATCAGTGGTTCCAGCAGAAGATAAATTTCTAATGTCTAAAATTGTAGGTTTAATCCTATGAGCGGTATCTATACCTAATGTATTTTGCATAACACTTGCACTTGGCCAATTGTCCCTTATGAGATTAACAGCATAAGTTACTTCATCCATTACAATCCACTATCCTTAAACATCTTATCTATTGATTTAGATATATCCTTTTCAATAGCCTCTGCTACTAATTGTTCTATTTCTTCATCTGAATGAATAAAATCCCCTAAACCGGCGTCTTCTAAAATAGCATTTCTTTCAGAGTATATTTCCTGTATTCTCTTAGTGATTCTTATAATGTCACTCAATTAGAAACACCCCTTCCTTCTTACCATCAACTATTTCCATAGCCTCTTTTCTTAGAATATCATACTTCTCTTTCACTGATATTTGATTACCAGTTTCAGTAATTAAGACAGTCGCATCATCAGAACGAAGTATTTCACAAGCCACTAATTTAGTAGCAGCATCAGTGATAACCGCTGGTATTCTACCACTTCCAGAAAAGTAAGTAACCCTTACAGAATTAAGATGAATGTATGGATATTTATCTCTAAAGAATATTCTACCTTCCCTACCTATTTTCCACCACTCATTCATTCTACCAGAGTCTTCTTTATCTGTGAAACTATTCACTTCTAAACCATGAGCAGAAGTAGTGCTAGAACTACCATTTAGATAAATTGAGCAATTAGCACCATCATCACTAGGTAGCAAAGATGAAATTAAAACCTTATTTGAATCCTCAGAATCAATAGTAGCATAGAAAAAGTCCGATACTTGTTTAGCACCAGTAGTATCAGTTTGTCCCTTGGCCTGAGTAGAACCTGTTAATGAAGCAGTATCTGAAGGATATCTCTCATTGATTAATGAAACAAGTTCCCTTGCGGCTGTTTTATTACCATATGTGGTATCGAATCTTGAATTTGTAGTTCCCGCTAATAAATTAAAAATCAAACCATTATTAGGTAAACGAAGATTAATTTGAGTTGTTCCACTTAACATAGAGGTATAATCATTTAAAGTTACACTTGCTTCTGCTCCACAAATATTAGTCCATTTATTTCCTTCCCATATATCTATACGAACCATCTTTGAAATACTATGTCTATCTAATTGAACAAAACCAAGATAGTCTCTCCATCTTCCAGCAGGATAATGACCTACCCCCGTTGTAAAATTATGATATTCATTTTCAAATAATAGTCTTCTCCAAGAAGTTTTAGTTTTATTATCAATAAAATCCTCTATTCTTTTAATGAATTCCCCAACTTCTGAATGCATAGGGGTTGTGGTAGAAGTAAATGGAGGTATCTGTAATAGTTCTGCCACCTTATCAGCAGTAGTATAATAACCATTACCAGTTGAATAGTTAGGGTTTACAGTAGTAGTATCAGAAGGAGAACTATATTGTGACATTATCAAACCTCCGTAGAGGATTCGGGAATATCAGAAATTGCTTCTTCTAACTCTCTTAATCTAGCAGTTATGAAATTAAAATAACTCTTAATGGATTGACTATAAACTTTGAATTTCTTATCACTAATTCTACCACTCAATATAGTTTTAGTTCCTCTTACTTTTTCACCTATAGTGTCCCCTCTTTCTTCAACTCCAGTTTTAGGTATAAGTTTAGTTTGAGGAGTTAGAATAGCCCTAACTTTAACAGACATATTATTTTCTTCATCTCTTGATGTTAAATTAAAAGCCAAAGATAATCTCATATCATATAATTCATAGGCATTAGCCATAGAGTTAGGAATAAACTTCCCGATAAATTCCTCTTTAATATCATCTTCAAATAATAGAGCAATCATATCTTCTTCCAAATCTTCTTCGGTGTATTCTACTTCTAAATCAGTATTGGTATCTGGGTCTTTCTGCATTGTCATTTTTAAAGTTAATTCATCTACAGCCTCTATAAATTTTTTAGAGTCTACTTGAAACGTAGTAGTCTGACCTTTTCTCTTAAGCATTTTAGCATCAGGTTTTTCTGCCCTCATAGCAACACCTTTGTTATTCCAAAATTGTAATTTACTATTTGGTTCTTCTTCTTTGGCTACAGGTAAGTCTATCTCAACTATCATTTTTTTAGACCTAGAAGTTTCGTCTAAAGTAACTTTAGTATTCTCATCTGTTATTCTTTCTAAAACGTCATTAGTGGTATAACCAGTATCTACAGACATAACAGACGTATCAGGAAGACCTTCCTCTATAACCCTTTTACTTGGGTTAGCAATATCCTTTACTAAGAATTCCTCATTAAACTTATCCCAATCTATACCTACAGTAGTTTTACCAGATATAGAATCTTCACTAACTAGTTCTTTTAATGATTCTTTTTTAATAGATTCTAATGCGGCTTTAGAATTCTCCTCTAGGTACTTCTGATGTTCTTTAGTATATTTCATATTGTGGTCATCAAACAACTCATCCATTTCTACTATAATATCATCGAGTTCATTTAAGTCATCCCTTTCATCATGGTCGCTAATTAATAGATATTTTTTAAAAGAATCTCTTATTCTATCTTCACCCAAAAAGGGTTCCTGACCGCCCAACCACACGAATTTCATCTAAATCACGCAAGCCATTTTGCCCAAGCAGCACCTTTTTGAATCATTTTACCTAATCCTAATCCAGCGTTTGGTGGACTATAAGTTGCCTGACCTGTTTGTGGGTCAACCCAATAAGGGTTGTTATAATTATCATATCCGCTAGGTGGAACTGGATAACCAGATTGATTATTCATTGCACCTTGTCCCATAGCCATATTTTGATTCATTGCACCAGTAGCCGGCTGCCCTTGAATATTCATTGGTGGCTGTCCGCCAGTTTGTGGCTGTCCACCCATTGGTGGCTGTCCTCCCATTGGCATTCCCCCACTTTGATTATCCCCAAACCCTTGGGCTTCGAGATATTGATTCTTAGCCATCTGTCTCTGATAAACTACTTCTTGATTAACGGATGAAGTAATAATCTTTTGAATATCTAAATCAATATTTTCCTGAGTGATTCTCTCAAACTCAGCAAGGCACTGTTTCTCTAAAATTATATCCCCTTGAGTAGCGTCTAATTTGAAATGTAGAGCGGCCAACATTTTACTCATAACCCTCTCTATTACATCCTCAAGTAATCTCTCATAAGAAGAGAAGAATGCTTCTCCGTGATATAATAGGAATTCTTCTACATGGTTATCTTGTAGAGTCAAAAGGTTATTCATAGCCTTAAAATTCTTATCGTTATTCTGGCTCATCTGTGAGGCCAAAGCCCCATTACTAGTTCCTAGTATTCCCATTTTATTCACCTATTAATTCGTCTATTTGTCCGATTCTTCCTTTTAAATCCATTAACAATAATATTAATTTTTCTTCCGCTGAAACGGTTTCCGCCTTCGGCGGTGTTATCTCCCAACCCCTAGAGGTTAATGAAATTATATCCTTCTCAGTTAAAGAGTTAATTGGTCCTCTTGATATTATATTAGGCACTCTTGCTTTAGGGATGTACTTTTTAAATTCTAATCCATGCTTTTCAGCGATTAATTGTTGTTCTAACATTTCCATTTGTTTATGCATAGATGAGTGCTTAGGACAATAAGTTCCTCTTAAAGGTCTACCTTTATTTACATGCGCTAAAGGTATCGGTGGTCTAAGATTATCTCCCGCTTCCCATACATGATGAACCCCACACACTACACATCTATCTCTAATATTAAATTTATATCCGAATTTTAAAATAAACTTTTTCTTTTCAGGAGATAATATCTTTATCAGTTCCTTCATTTGTTTTTTAGTGTCTAAAGATTTAAATTCATAATTAATGATGGGTCCAGAATGTCTAGCGTTATTACTAACTTTCATTGGGTTAATCATATTATTCTGCTGGCCTATTATATTTGGGCTATATATCATACTCATTTTATCAATACTCCTTCACCATTGTCATTATTCCTCTGTAAACCATTTCTGGGTCTGATTTGGCAGATACGATGTATTTGAAACAAGGTATCCCTTTATCTTGAAGTCGTTGCATACCGAGCCGGAACGGTTTAAAAATTGGGTGTTTGTCAATAGGCCCGTCGTGTTCATATTTATCCTTCCATAAATCGTACTTGTTAGCCCATATCCCTACTGCTATTGGGAAATCCTTGTCCTTCTTCCTTTTAGTCTTATTCTTTTTTAATCGCCAATAATCATCACATATAGTATCTATTAAGAACTGCCAAGATAACTGATGTTCTAAATTATATGCTTCTGATAAGTGCCTATCATCTATCATAAATATAATGTATTTGACTTTTCTATTTCGCATATCTTCTTTCCAAGAATCCCAATAGTAAGATTGCCCACCTACATCAGCAGTTCTTAAAGTTCTAGAATCTTTATCTATTTTTACTACCTTTCTACTGGCTCTCTGTAATCCTACAGTCCTTTCTTTAACTACAGGAACTTCCCCTCTAGTTCTTAATTGACTATGTAAAGTAGTTTTACCTACTTTGCTAGAACCATAAACTCCAAAATTAATGGCGTGTATTCTTCTATAGGCAGCCATTGCCGCTTCTGCAACTAATATAGAAAAGCCCGTTAGTAGCGTAGCCATACTCTAATCCCATCCGACAAACTCCTTAATATTATCAATAGCAGTTCCTATCAAATCTATACCTAATGCACCCATTATATTACCTATTAAAAAAGTCGCTACTGCGGTTACGGTTCCCCATATCCAAAATCTAATTTTAATAAAAAATACATCAGCAGAGTGCGCCCTCGACAAATCATATGCCAAAGATTGTTCGTCTACTCCTAAGAGTCTATCTAACAAAAGGAATCACCCTCATTCTAAAGCCTGTAAAAATGATTCAGATACTTCATCATATCCTTGTTGGGGCTGACTACTATAGTAACCAAAGTTTCGCCCCTTCATTGATTCACGAATTTTTTGCTTCTGTTGTTCATCTCTATTCTTCTTTTCCCAATACATTTCTATTTTACGATTTAATAACCACATTTCAAATCTTTCATTAACTATCATATCAAAAATAGACTTCTGCATCATAATAACTCCAACGGTAATTAATCCAAATAACATTGCGTGAGTTACCGCACTAAATGGTAACTGCCATCCGTAGACTGAATAGAAGTAAACATTAGTTCCTGCCATTGCTCCTACATACATTATAGTCATTATTAGTCGTGTGTCTTTATCTATTGCTGCCATATACATTCCTCTTTTTAATTAAACTCCACAGTAAAGGTTGTGCCAGTTCCTGCAACATCAGTTATATCTGCAAACAACCCAGTTCTAAAGATTACACCATGCATATCTGATTCAGCATAAGCGGCACCTTTAGAAGCCAAACCAACATATAGTAATCCTATCATGTTAGCATCGTTACATGCTCCCTGTGATAAACAGTCATGTAAAGTTACATAACCAGTATCTGTTCCTGTGGAATATCCATGAACGCTGATTAATTTACCAGCCCCTGTAAAAATAAGAGTATCCGCACTAATTGCCCCGCTACTTCTGCATCCACCAATTCCTGCCATACACTTTCCTCCTATCTATTATTAATTAAAGGTCACTAAGAATTTAGTAGCCGTACCAGTTACATGAGTAACATCTGCGAATATTCCATGTTGAAATATAACACCATGTAAATCTGCTTCAGCATAATTACCACCACTAGCAGTAGTACCAACATATAATACACCAATAGTATTAGCCGCAGTTTTTGCTCCAGAAGTTAAACAATCATGTATAACTACATAACCAGTATTATCAACTGGGCCAGTAGTAACAGCAGAGAATCCCGTAATACTGATTAGTTTACCTGAACCAGTATAAAGTAGAGCATCTGCCGTAAATGCGCCAGTACTTCTACAACCACCAATACCAGTCATTTTAGAACCTCTCGTTAAAATGGCCTAAGCCCTTTAACTGTATAAGTCTACTCATCAGAGGAAGAATCAACAATATTGGTTTCTTCAACTACTGGTTCTTCTACAATTATCTCTTCGACAACCACTTCTTCCTTTTTAGGTTTTACACCTTTAAGAGTACTCTTTACTGCCTCAGTTGCCTTTTTAGTTAGAGTCTTCTTAGGTTTAATTCCTTTAGGAAGAATCCTATCTTTAACTGTAGTTTTATCGACACTTAGTTTCTTAGACATATTTTCTAATACTGATTCATCCATATCTTTGAAATCACCATCTTCAAAATCTACTTTAATATTATGAGAATCCATATACAACATAGCATTGTGAGTAGATATTTCAGTAGGAACGCCCACTTCTAGAAGTACTCCTTCTATAGTGGTAAAGGTTCCACCTGCTTGTGAAGTTGGCTCTAATAGAGTAGCCTTAGCCATCTAAGAACACCTCAAATGTTTCCGAATGCTTTTAATCTAATACTACCTAGCGTCTGCGCCAAAACAGCGGCGATATCTGCACCACCAACAAGAGAAGCACCTAAGAGTGTACTATTGTTGTCAGCATTGGTGTTAAAAGCATAAAGATAAACATGTTGTCCGTTATCTCTAGGAGCGGTTATTACATACCTTTCTTGTAATTTTTCCTGACCAACTATCTCTACATGAGTGAAACTAGAAAGTCCAAATGAACTAGCCAAAATCTTTTCTCCAGCGTGGGTCACAACTTCTCCGCCACCAGTATCAGCAGTTATTGCTGTATCCGCTTGAACTTCAATGACGGTATCGTTAGTTTCAAAAGCCTTAATCTGTAGCAAATGTGCATCGTTAGCACCTGCTGAACCGACTATAGTAAAGTAATCACCCACTACAAATCCATCATCAACGAAAGAACCAGAGGCTCTTGTTAATTTCTCATTCGTAGTAGCGTCAATATTTACAGATACGCTAGCAGGTGAACCCATTCGGTAAAGAGTTGTCGCCATATCTCCTACAGCCACATATTCATCTCCCACCACCGATGGGCGGGTTTGTCCCTTATGGTCAGCGACCAATGTTATAGTATGAGTCAACTAAATCACCTCAGAATAAGTTGGTAATCTTACCTTGTCCCTTGAAGAAAGTACATCCAGTCTCTCCCATTGTTCGGTAAAGACCTCTGTTTCCTAGAACACCTACACCGAATGGGTTTCCGTGAGAAATACCATCCTCGAAGTATTGTGTTGGCTTCATAGTAGCAAACCATAGATGGTCTGTATCTAGTAAGAGCATATCAGATAGTTTAGTTCCAGTGTAACCACCAGTTGTAGGCATATCCTTTGCAGGAATTAGTGGGATATCGTAGTATGTTGCAACACGGAATCCTACTTCAGCACCCTTTACACCTTTAACACCATTATGAGTTGGCATAACTTCCTTAGAATCCATGAATCTCTCTTGACTTTGTAGCAAATCAGACAATGCTTGAATGGTATCATATCCAGTTAGGATAACCTTTGGAGTTCCACCGTTCAATCGTAGACTCTGAATTGTTGAGTTAATTGTGCTTAGAGTAAATTGTCGTCCAGCAGTAGCATAACTTCCACCGAAGTTAACTTCAGCATCTAGGTAAGAAGCCGCACTACGGGTTGCTCCGTAAAGAATCTTAGCATCATCATCAGTTGTTGCATAGTTTGTTGTTCCACCAAGAGCAGAAACGTTGTGAATACCAACTGTATCTGATAATTCAGTGAATGAACTTACAATCTTCATTAATGATGTGTAGTTTTCTCTAATTCTTCCGCTAGATGTATCAGCACCTAAACTGTCATACACTTCAAGAGGCATAACTAGCATCTTTGATTGCGATTCAGCGTGGTGCTTACCCATATCTTCACGGATAAGTTTTCTAATATCTCCAACACCATCATCAATCTTTGCCATTTCTGCCGCTAATTCACTGTAATCAAACATGTGAGCAACAATCTTTGGATTCATATATAGAGTTGCATACTCAGGAGCCATTGCTTCTAATTGTGTACTATCTAATGCCTCATTTTCTCCAACGCCACCAATTAAGTCACCATCTGGAGAAGCATTACCTTGAGCATTACCAGTTGTAGTGTTAACTGAGAATGCTGCTCCACTTCCACCTTGAGGTCGTGCAGTCATTACTCTCCATCCACTTGATGTGTATGGCCTCTTTGGTAGAATAGCCAAAGGATTAATTTCTTGGTTAATCATAGCCCAAACTTTTTGACCGTAAACCATGTTGTAAAGAGCAGTTAGGTTAGATGCAGCAGTTCCGTTTAAGGTTAAAGCGTCACCACTAGAACCAACGAATCCACTATTTATTGAACCAACTACTCCAGCAGCCTTCAATAGATTTCCATTTGAGCCGCCACCATAGGTAGCCATCTCTAAGTCTCTCATTGTGTTAATGTATTTTGTCATCTTCTTCATCTCCATTTATTTTAAGGGGTTTAAAGTTGACCCTCCAACTTTTCTACAAGAGCGTTAATATCGCTCCAGTCCATCTTAGAGATTTCTTCTCCATTAGGAAGGTTTAGTTCAGCAACTGCTTCTTCTTGCTTACGGATAACAGTTTCTTGTTCGTCCTTAAGAGAAGTCAATAGGTCACTAAATTGTTTCTTTAGTTCAGCGACTTCTGATTTAGCATCATAGTTAGACTTTTCAATTTCTTCTGTCTTAGCAACCATTTCTGCATTGAATCTGTCTTGGAATCCATTTTTAACTGAATCGAAAGCCATCTTTTCTAGTTGTTCTGCTTTGAATTCAGCGTAAGCCTTCTCCAAGTTTTCAGCAGATAAGTCTAGAGTAGATTGCTCTTCGTACTTAGCCATGTATTTTCCATCGAGTTGTGGGTGAGAGTCATCAACATAGTCACCAGCGTTACCGGCTTCAACCTGACCTGTTGCCAAATCTGGTTTTGATTTCATCTCTGTATCCATCATCTCTGCTTCTTCTTTAGGCATGTTGGGATTCATATTCTCAACATCCTCTTCTGTGTCCATATATTCGTTCTTTTCCTCTTCGGTCATGTTAATTTCCCCGTTGGATGATTCAGCAGTTTTCTCTATGTTCTTTATAGGGTTTTCTATAGATTCTTTGTTTAAATCAGTAGAATCCTTATTTTCGTTCTTCTCTAAAACATCATTTAATGCATTCAGAGCCTTTTCAATCTCATTCATTTCTTTTTCACCTTTCTCCATTTTTAAGATGTCAAACTTTGCTTCAGGGTTAATACCCTTTTCACAAATAGTGACTTCGTGGAGTTCTAGTTTGGAGATTTCATTATACTCTCCATATTCTTTATGGTCTTTCTTTTTCTTTTCTAATGCTTGACCACCAATACTAAAGGAACGAAGAGAACCATCTCTTATCTCTCTCCCAACTTCTTTAGCCTTTTCAATATCCTCTCTCATTTTAATAACTACAAAGAAACCAACATCATCAACATTAGTCTTCCATAGTTTACCATTTTTATCTCGATATTCAGGAATAACTTCCCCTACTTGAACATTAGAATGATTAGTCATTACATTTCTAAACTTGGTGACTTTCATATATTTACCAACGGCTTCATTCAAAGCCTCTAAAGTTATTAAGTCGTTTTGTTTATCCACCATCTCAATAGAAGCATAACCACCAATAACTAAATCCTTAGATTTAAGAATAGTAAATGGGTCATGTCTTATTGCACTAACTGATTGCATAACAGCAGAACTCATGATAAACCGTTTCATAGGTTAACTATATTAATTGTTCCTAATCTGTAATTTGGCGAATTTATCTTTAGTTATATCCCAAACACCTTCATCTGAATCTGAATCTACAGGTTTGGTTTCCATACCAGTCCAAGCAAGCCACATATCTTTATCCTCTACAGGTATAACTCTAACATGGAATTTAGTATCGAACTTATTACCTTGTAATATATATTCATGATAACCATCCCTCTGCACTCCTAGTTCTACTTTACCAGAATCAATTAGTTTACCTTCTCTAAATCTAGTTTCTATTTGGGCAGGATATTTACCAGATTTACCAAACAAAGAGAATATGTCTTCATCGGTTTCTATGCCTATTTCCCAACCAATAGTCTCTTTACCCAAATTAAATAATATAGATAAGTTATCATTATCTTTACGATATAATTTAAATTCTCCTTTTCTATACTCTTCAGGAGTTTTATATTTCTTTTCTATTATATCGAATTCAGCCATGAATACTTTATCATCTTCATCATAAGTAATATCCTCTAACTGTTTTAACCAAGAGTTTAACTTCTTTGGTTTAGCATCAAAAATATTATTATAAGATTTCATGTGATTTCTAACTACAAACTCTTCTATATCTTTGAAGGGTCTTTTATTATTAGACATTAAGAAATTTTTAATCGCTAATCTAAATGCTCCCTTTTCTCTTTTTAGCATCTCTTCTATTTGACCTTTCCAAACATCAATATCCAAGATAGCATTCTTAGCCATTAGATTATTTTCCTCAAACCCATAAAAAGTAAACCCATCTAAATCAGATTTAATAATAGCAGTAACATCTCCATGTATAACATCAGAAATAGAATACCCTTTTTCTAGAGCCTTAATATCATAATTCAAAGATTTCTTAGTATCTAATGATAATAATTCTAGAGTTATTAATTTTTCAGGCAACTCTACCTCTGGTATTTCTATAACTTTAGCAGAGAATAATTTATACCCACCCTCCTTATCCTTTTTAACTTCATCAATTTTAACTCTAATGATACTACCGACTTCTACATCAGTTTTAGTATTAAGAGCCTTACCTACATTCAAGTATTTTCGGTCATTAATTACTTTAGTATTTTTGAAATCGTCATCTTCGGTTAATGGTCCGGCTCCTAATGTGTAAGTGAACATATCAGATTTAGTGGTTTTCTTATCTAAAACTATTAAATCTAAGTCTACGAACTTCTTCCATTTAATCCACTTAGGATTCTTTTTAGTACCAATGAAGTAAGTAGAAGTTATATCTTTTATTACTACCCCTTCAGCAGTAGGTATATCCATTATTTCTTCAGAGTATTCCTCAACTTCCTTTATGGAATCAGCATATCTAGTATCTTTCTTAGAAGGGAATGCTAGTTTTTCATCTGAATGGGTGGAATAATTATTGAATAGTATAGTTAATCTTTCTTTTAATTCTTCATCGTGTAAATCTCTATCTTCATGCCTCATAATATCAAAGACATGCGCTCTTAATTCAGTATCAGAATCTTTACCTTTGAAAATTTTAGCCACTACTTCTGCTCTATGTAATGGTTCTTTACCATCAAATAACATTAGTTCTGCGTCAAGAATACAATCTCCAAAATGTTTAGCCTTCATAATCTTGACTTGATTAGGGCATTTTTCAGTTATATCTTTCCCATTAAAAGAATAAATTTTAACCTGCTCATCTATTTTATGAATCTGAATTCTCATACCATCGTATTTCTCTTGAACTACCCACTTTCCTGTGAATCCTCTTAGTTCTTCCAAATCACCGATATCAAAAATCCTATACATTGGTTTGTTAGGAACTAGAAAATGCCCCTCTGCTTTCTGTGCCTTCTCTAAACTAACTACTTTATTCCATGTGGAAGAACTATGATGAGCGACATATATCTCTTCTAATAATTTTCTAGCCGCTTTAAATTTACCAGTGATGCGCTTAGTATCTTTACCATCACCATAATGCTCCACAATGAAATCCATAACATCGTCTTCTGATAAATTAAGACCTTTGAAACCTTCTGTCAAGGTATCTGGTTCTAAATCTTTCTTTTCCCAAGCAGCATCTCCTAGAGATTTATCGTGTATTCTAATAGCCCAGTGTATAAACTTAGCAAATAAAGAGGGATTAGATAGTAATTTATCTATTACCTCATCACCGTATTTGTGGCTAAAAGGGTCTTTTATAATATCAGAAGAATATCTAAGTTCCTTTATTTCTCTATAAATATTACGAGCAGTATCACTTTCTATGTTTTCCGCTTCATCTGAAAAGAGTTCTTTTTCAGTTATAGATTGTTTAATCTCTTTACTAAACTCATCTATATCATCCCATTGTTCACGAAGGGTCTTAATCTCTTTAGCCCATTTTTTACCGTAAGTCTTAGGGTCAGATAAAGCAGAAAGATAAGACATTCTCATTTGTTCAAAGAATTGAATTACTCTAGAAGTTAAAGGGTCATCTTTGACAACGGAAATAGGCACACGAAATCACCTTACTTATTCGCACTTGCGTATTCCCTTTTGCCTTCTTTTACGCTTAGACCTTTTGCTTCATCAGCAAGATGGCCAACACCAAGTTCTTTGATAGTGACTTTCTCACCTTTAGTTCTCTTGAGTTTCATCTCTTCACCGATGACGAACTTCATTAATTCTTCAGCATATTTTGTTCTCTCATTTGTCATAATAATCACCTATACTCAGACCATGTAAGTTTAGCCGCCTCATTCATTTCATCCAATACATCGCTGAAAAGTCTTTGTAATTTCTCAATTATCTCTCTAATTTCTTTACTATGTCCTTCTAATTCTTCTTCACCCATAGGTAGTGTGTCCTTGTATCTTAGAATGGAATCACCTATGTTTGTAAATTCCTTAGTTTTAGTAAATTGCCTATCTTGTTCAAGATAT